GCATCAAGCATTGACAAAGGAAGCGTGATGGAGATGGCTTTGGTTGGGTCTGTTGACCGACGACGGCTCATTCTTCTTCCTCCTGAGTAAAACACACAGTCTCAAAGCACAAAACTGCTGACGATTTGTATTCAAAATGACTACCACAGTATGGGCAAGTCCACCGGGGTCCAATTACTCCCATCAAATCAACCCCTTTTCTGCCATCTTGCCCAGAACATCATTGCATTCTAGTGCGGTTTGGAGTGCTGTCATCATCGTCATCTTCTGCGAGGCTGCGGAAATGTCACCTCTGGTGTCCAATTGGGTAACTTTCCACAATATTTGGCTGATAAGGTCTGCGTTTCGGTCGTATTTGCGTGCGTCCATGGTACCCCCAAGTGGCGTTAGGTTATCAATCTATGCTATTGATTGTAGAGAATGTCTGGCATCGTTGTAGATTCGGGGCGGAGTAACTCCTTTCCCGACCTACAAGCAGTGTAGATGTTCAAGACTCGTGTTAGACATATTATATTAACTACCTAGTGGGACCTCCCATCATGCCTAAGGGTCTAAAACAATCAAGTAGCCTAATTATAATCGGAGCCAGCGTCATTGAGTCGGGACCCAACACCTTCACCGAATCTCGTGTTGACCTCCAACTCAACCCACTGGACAACGAAGTTTTCGTTGTAACAGGAATTGACATGGATGTAGAAGCACCAGATGCAATCGCAGCAACCGACACCGCTCAAGTCATGGCACTCACAACAACCTCGCAAACGACACTACCTGGTCTAGCCAAAACTGCTTGCCTCGCTCGTAAGAGCCTCCGCATCCAAGCCGCTGGCTTCGTTGATGGTGGCGTTGGCTTCCAAGAAGCGGCTGGTGACACTCCACCCGCCACTCTAGATTACATTGGAATTATTGCTACCAATGATTTCTTTTTGCAAACACGAGGCACCAACAACGCAGGCGCTGGCTCTGGAGCCGTCAAAGTTTATGGATACCGCGCACGAGCAGAAGCATCCGTCTACGCAGCCCTTGTTCAATCCGAAGTCTTGTCATCTTGAGGCCTCACTATGGTGAGGATTCACGGCCAATGGTGTGGTCCTAATTGGACGCAAGGAAAGGCACAACCTGCCAATGCCTCTGGTGTTGATTTTACTGCTCCATGCGACGATGCACTTGATTGTGCGTGCCGTGCGCATGACAAAGACTGCTCCAGAGGGGGATGCTCACAAGCAGGAGATGACAAATTGATTGCCGCAGCATTGAAAGAAGCCCTAAACCCAATCAATCGCATCTTCAAACCGTCGTATGTGAAGAAGGCTGAACTCGTTGTCGCTGGAATCTCAGCGGCTAGATTTACTAGGAGTAGATGAAGATGGCAGATGTAACAATGACCCTTGAAGAATACGAAGCCTTGCGCAGGCTGATTACCTCTGAACGAGAATCCGAAGGTGCTACATTGTCGCAAAGCGGAAAAGATCTTTCCGTAAAGCGGAAGAAAAAAGGCAAGAAGAACCCGAAACTTAAGCGAGCATTGACTGAGGCCAACCGTCGCATGAGGCTCAAGAGTGGAAAACTTCGCAAGGGAAAGACGCAAGGTGATGTCATGCGACTTGCTCACAAACTCTTGAAGAAGATGTGATGGTCATGATTGAACATCCATCACACCAGACGGTGCAACTCTTACGTGAGATTCTCTCTCAACTCAAACTCTTACGCAAGGACCTCAAGAAGTAAGTCGGTCTAAGAGCAGAGTCTTGAGCGTTTCATCATCAATACGAGCGTGTAGCATGGCCATCAACTTCCGAATTGGTATTTCCACCTCTTCGTAATCAAGACAAGACTGAATTGCCGATGCAATCCATGCAGAACGGCTTTGTGTTCTGGTCAATTTGTCATCAACGGCATCAAGCATTGACAAAGGAAGCGTGATGGAGATGGCTTTGGTTGGGTCTGTTGACCGACGACGGCTCATTCTTCTTCCTCCTGAGTAAAACACACAGTCTCAAAGCACAAAACTGCTGACGATTT